GGAATACTCAGTATATAGGTATGTGCCAAAAGAAGGGACACCACCGCCAGATGGCACTTCACCAAAGACAAAAGACCCGAAACCAAAGCCGTCTCCAACTATACTGGAGAGTCCAATTTGCATCAAACAAGCGCCTGAGCAACGTGGACAATGGTGCTTTCCGTGTCGGAGATAGCCCTGACGGCACCATTGTAGTTCTCGACAGAAACGGACTGGTTCGGCTGAAGTTCCAGTCCGACAGCGCCAGTAGAAGCAAAGATAACCTGAACGATAGCCACGTCGGACTTGTTCTGGATAACAAGCATCACGCGCTTATCGTGAGCGTTGGTTGTGGGAGCAAGGATTTGGCTGTCAGTCGTGCTAACAGTCTCGTCGCTGTGCGAGAACGACTTGGTGAAAGGGGTAGAAAATGCGATGTTAGCCATAGTTAGTATGTGTTAATCATATTGAGTTTGTCGAATTGACCCTGCTGACGCAACATCTTGTCGAGTTCTAGGTCCAAAATGCCATTAGCCTTCTGTTCAAGAACAGTAGCGGCTTCTACGTTACCTTCGGAAACCATCCAGTCGGCGGCCGCGCTCCAAGCCATATAAGGACCAAAGATGTAAGGAACCGACACTTTCTGCCATTTGGCAGGGTGTGTGGTTGGGTTTTCGCCTGCGTTCGTGTTGCTCAAGCAGTTGTAGAAGTTGCCAGCGTGAGGACGGCCTAGGACTGGCATAACGGCGCCCGTGTTAGAACCGCTGTCAAAGTAAACTTGAGAGCCAGTATAGTATACAGTTGTAGCGGAGTAAGGGTCGCCGTTTAGCGGAGTAAACTTAATGCGGTAACGATACCATCCAGACTCAAGCAGTTTTTGACCGATAACAACCCTAAGTTCGGTCCCGTTGTCGTAAAGTTCGTATCCGACAGAAAGTGCCTGAGTAGTCAGTTGTGGGTTCTTGTTGAAAACCAACAGGACTTCTCCTGCGTTAGAAGTAGGAACGAAATATGGAACCTCAGTAACTGGGTCCGTTACGGATGTGAACTCTGCCAAACGAATGACGTCTGGCCAATTCTGCATCTCCCATACGTTGCGCATGCGCGCAGAACAAAAGTCCCTGAACTGAGCGAATGTCTCAGAACGGATGTTATGCCTGTCCTGCCCAGCGTATTGTAGGGCTTCAAAGAGGATGGTGGAAAAATCAATAGACCTCATGCAATAAGGTGGCCAGAGGCCGAGAAAATGGCCCCATTGACGACAGTCCGCTTCACGCGGTTGCGAACTGCCGTCTCGGGGTTGTGTTTGAAGAACTCATCGACGAACTGTTTGTCGTCCCAGCAGGCGTAGCCAAGCCTCTGGCCCCAGTAATGGTAAGCATCACCCGGAATTGAGCCCAACTTTTGGCCGATGCCCTCGATGGCTTTCGCCTCGTGAGCGTTATGAAAAACGGCAATCTGCTGTGCTTCGGCAGACGCTTTGACTCGACTTGCGTGAAATCCAAGACGAAGTTCCCTCTCCACCTCGTTTCGGAGATGGGAGGGAATAACGTCAGCCAGACTTTGAACGAAGTCGGACATTCCTTCCGATTAGGAAGCGAAGTCGAACACGCCGAAGGCCAGCGGATTGTAGACGCAAAGGCCAGCAACGGCCTCAATCATGCGCGCTTCGCCACCGCCGTTGTTCGGCAGAGCCTTCACGGAAGCAACGTTGCCGCCGTAACGGATTTCCACTTGGTCGAACGGAATGACGTAACCCTTGTTCACGTCGCCAGCGCCACCCGAGAAGTTCAGGTAGTGAGACGGGTGAAGGCGGAGTTTGCCGAAATCGCCCTCGAACACGTCGATAGACGAGACGTAGGCGGAGTCCTTTGCTTCGCGGTTGAACGTGCGAACAGACTGATACTGGTTGGTGCCAGAGGCAGTTGTGGTGAACACGAGGTTCGTGAACGCGCGCTTCAGGGCGGTGCCAACGAGGCAGTCGTAGTCCTTGAACTGGCCAGTCTGGTTGTAGATACCAGTCAGGACGTTCTGGACGACAGTCTCGGTCAGGGTAGCCGTAGTGGCAGTCGAACGATTAGCAGTCGGGGTGCAGAACTGGTCGGGAACAGCAAGAACTGTGTCCTTAGTAGCAATCGGCTGAAGCCACTTGTGTAGACCACGGGTCTGATACGGGGTAGTGCCGCCAATATCTAACTGAGCACTATTGTTGGAGCACATCGTGGCTTCCATATCGCGCTTGATGCCCTGAACGCCCTTGGCGACCTGATTGGCGAGTTCGGACTTCACACCAGCGACAGTAGCGATGGACTCCGTGAGGGGAGACACGCGGACTGTGCGGCGGAAAACCTGAATGTAGTTCGACAGTTCAGCGCGATAGACGTTAGCGCCGTCCTTGGTGTAGTTCTCGTAGGTAGAGACGTCAGCGCCGTCGACTGTGCCCGTAATCTTGGGCGTCGGGAGGCTGTCGGCCTGCCAGCGGAACTGGGTGTTTCCGGGCTTGGAGCCCTTCTTCGCCATGGAGGTGAAGGGGGTGTCCTTAGCGTCGACGAGGGCGATGAGGTCGGCGAGTTCTTCGCGCTGACCAGAGCCAGTTTTGAAAGAAGGTTCTGTGAGTAGAGCCATGGTAGTATCTGAGTAGGATTAGGATTAGATGAACTTTGATGCGATAATGTCCGCAAGGTCGTCACGCGACGTCGACTTCTGGAAACGAGCCTTCGCATCGTCCGCTTTTACGTCCCTTACGGGTCGATTGGCAGGTGTAGCGCCGGGTCTAGGTTGAACAGGAGCGCGCTGTGGCGCCTTGTTCTTGGCAGACTGTTCGCGGGCTTGGATGCCTCGCAAATAGTCTCCAACTACGATTTTGTAGTCAGGGAAACGCTTGATTTCAGGGAAAACCTGAAGGAACTTCTGCGCAAGCACATGCTCCTTTGTGGTCTTATCCTTCCACCACGGATACTCCTTGCCCGCAATCTGGTCCATATGGTTCACCTGTTCGAGATAGCGTTGCTGTTTAGGCAGATGCTCCTCCATGGCGTCCATGGCTTTGATTTTGATGCGTCGGATTTCCTCGGCGGAATAATCGGTTTCGTTTCCGTCCTTATCCTTGACTGTTGCCCCATCAGGGTTGAGTTCGCACCAGCGCCTAATCTGTTTGGCCTGTTGCATCTCTTTCGAGATAGCGTCAGGTGTATTCAGGTGTGAGTAGGGGTTCTCAGGGTCATGGTTCTGGACTGGCTTCTGTGAAGCCTCCTGCCGCAGAGTCTCCATTTCCGTTCTGAGTTTTTCTACTTCGGCTTCAGCCTCACGACGCTTGGCCGTGAGTCTGTCGATGCGTTTCTTAACGCCTTTAGGGAGGCCACGCTCGGTATCCTCGTCCTCGTCCTCGTCGGCTTTTTCGGCTTCCTCGGCTTCGTCCTTGGTTTCCTCGGTGGTTTCCTCGGTGTCTGTCTGTGAAAGAACCTCTTGGTCACTCTCAGCCGTCGCTTCGTCGGCTGTTTCTTCCTCAGGCTTTATCTCGGACCCTTCGAGGTCCGTCTTTTCGGGTTCGCTCAGAAAAGATGTGCTGAACTGGTCAGCGATTTGGTCTACTGTCAACCCATCGAACTTGGGCTGTGTTTCAGGAACGTTTTGAGTCTGTTCAGGAGCGACTTCTTTGTTTTCGGGCATACGAATAAGTCGTAAGTCTATTAGCAGGGTTTTGAGGTCCCAGAACCTTGGCTAAAAAGTAAGCCCAACATTGGGCTATGCAATCACCCTTACTGATTGGAGCCGTTTTCGGATGGATTGCGATTTTCGGGAGGACGGCCTTCATGTTCAAGCACTTGATTGCGGGTTTCGATAAGGATGGTCTTAAATGCAACCAGCGCTTCTGCGCGGCCTGCATACCAAGCCCTATCTTCACCCTTGTTGTCCTTGGAGATGGCCGCGGCGACCTCAGACTCGATAGAGGCGTCAATAAGCATGTGTAATGCTGTCCATAACTGGTGCTTACTCTCGAAAGAGAAGCCCAACATGATTTCGTCAGGCAGGCGATTGCTCATTGGCGGCGTCGATTTGGGACTGCATAGAGTTTCCAGCCTGCTGGCCTACGGGGGAAACCCCTGTGCGGCCAATGGTCTTGTTCTGCTCTTGGGTTACGCTCATCTGGAGGTTCTTGATGTAATTCTCGATAAGCGCGCGGAAGTGCGGGTCTTGGTTCATCATGCCCTGAGCCTTCTGGTTCTTGCCGATAATGTCCTGAAGATACTGTAACTTGGCGCCAGCGGCAGGGTCGTTTTCGACGTATTGAGCCTCGTTGCCAAGCATCATCAAGCCGACGTCGCTCTGAATGTCCTTGTAGACCTTCTGGCTGGCAGAGCCAGCGGGCATGATGAGTTCCTTGGCCTTGTCAGGGTCAATAGCCTCAACGGCCGCCTTGACCAACTTGTTGCGGTCAATGACGCCTCCCGCATCAAGCGGAAGGACGAATTGGGTGATAGCCTTCAACTTTTCAATGACGTAGGCCGAGTCAATGTCTCGAACATCATACTTCACATGGAAGTCGAACATAGACGAGATTTCGGACGAGTTCTGAGGCAGTTGCATGCCGCAGATGCGCTCAACCTCGACGGGCTCCATGTATTGAAGCGTCAAAGAGAACACCATGCTGAAAGACTCGCTCCAGACGGACAGCCAGTTGTTGACCATGTTCTGCTGAGTAACCTGAGTCTTGGTCGGAGGAATGTTGGGATGCGTCAGGCCGAAGTAAGCGGCATTGTTCATCTCAACGCGGTCCATCAGGTTAAAAGCGGTGCCAGTTTCGCCAGCGGGCGGAGGCATGAAACGATAGTCGTCAGGAGAGGTGACAGGCAGATGGACACCCGGCGCTACCTTATTGAGCCCGCCAAGGCGCTTCTTGACCATTACGGGCGGCATCGTGACAAATGCGGTGCGGTCACGGATGGAGTCCTTCTGCGCCTTGACCTCCAACTGGTCAATGGCGGCGATTTCAGGAACGCCACGGCTGTCCATGATAGGACGACGAGTGCGTTCGCGGCGGTAAACCACGAAAGGATACTTGCCATGCGCATACCCGAGAAGTTCGTGCTTGGCGAATAGTTCGGTGCCAGCAATAGGACAAAAAATCGTCTGATAGATGCCCGGAACTCCATCTTTATCCAACAGGCGCGTATACGAGTAGACAATCTCGATAAGGTTGTCGTTTCGGTTGATTTGATAGTTTAGCAACGCGGCCGTAGGAATGATGTTCGGGTCATTGAACGAGTTGAGCATGCCAGCCGTCTTTACGGCCTCATCAACAAAGTCATTGTTCCATTCTTCGGACTCAGCCATCTGCCTGAGTTCCAGTTCCGTCATGAAAGTCCGACGGAATACTACGCGGGCGCGCTGAAGGTCGATAGTCTCGGGAGGGAACGAAATCTCGTCGTAAGGTTTGAGCGCTACGGCGCAAGGAAGGTTCTTGGAGACGTATTGCTCGGGAAGGTTGGCGACACCTTTTTCACGAAGGTCACGAATTGCGCCCTTTACGTCACGGATGGCCATGTCTTTCAGATACATCGTAACAAGGTCTACGGCAAAGTCCTCTTGTTCAGGGTCCATGACCGCTTCGGCTAGTTTACCAAGCGGAGAAGTAGGGTCTTGCTGGACGGCCTGTTGCGAAAGCGACACAACCTCGTCAATGCGGATTGTCTGGAAGCGCGTGTTCATTTCCTGTTCCCAGAACACATGCAGGGCGGACCAGCCGTATTGATGAGTGTAGTTGGCCAGAAGTTCGGCTTCGTTCCTGAGTTCAGGGCGGATTTTGTTCATCAGCCAGTTCATCAGGACGTTTCCACCAGCAGACGGGCCGTTGTCGTTGATTTCGGTGCCGTTGATGCGGATGTTACAGCGGTCAAACGTGGTCATGAGGTTGGCCACGATTTCGTTGATTGTGTTGTCTACGAGACGAACGCGCACGTCAGAAGCGCCTTCAAACGGAAAAGCAGGGTCGCCGTCAGGGCGAATGTCGCTGTGCTTCTTGCCGTCTCCAGACTGGCCTTCCCAACGGGCAAGGCGGATGTTGTCATTGTCAATGACGCGGGCGTTGTTTGACCCGTAGTTGAGCGAGCGCTGAAACTCGCTGAAAAGATAGCCGACGTCGGGCTTTCCAGTCGAGTAAACGAACTGGTCTTGGTTATGACTGGTGTTTTTCATTTTTAAGGTTTAGTTTAGAAAGGTCGTCTCGATGATAGCGGCGATGATTGCCTTGGGTTCGATAGGTGCGAACTTTGCCCTCGTCTGCCAGTTTTTCAACGGCTTTCCGTCCGAGGCCAGTAAATTGCATCGCTTGGGTGCGTGTCAGGAGCGCGGGTGGTTTGAGCATGTCAGTAAGAGCCGCCTCCCCAAGAGCGCATGGCGTCATGTCCCTGATACTCAGGGTCCATGACCATAAGGTAGCGCAGGCAGTCAACAGGGTCCTTCGTGGCGCCCTTGTCGCCGTCCTTGCCAGTCCATTCCCGAAGGCAATAGATTAGGTTCTGGCAGTCCTCGGAAACGTAAAGTTTGGGGTGATTAAGCGAATTGAGGGGTAGGTTATGGTCATAAGCAAACCCGTCGTTAATCATCGCCACACCCTGCTCAATGCGGATGCCCGCCGCTGGACGGAAGTGCATAGGCTCATCACCTCCATCAAGCATCTCGATAAGAGATATACCACCTTCGTCCATGCTTGCTTTTGAGCCACCTGCTCGGGGGTCAATGAACCTTTCGCAGATTTCCTCGTCGCCTTCCATCTCGCGAATGAGGCTCTTGTAATCTTCAATCGAACGGGCACAGTTGTTCCTTTGCGCAGAACCAGCGCGGCCATCAGGGGATGAGTCTGGCATAGCCCATTCACCTTCTGACATGTCTGGCCACTCTCGATACACATACATTTCCCCAGTTTCCGTGACTCTAAGCCACAGCATGAACCAGTTACGGGCTCCTGCGGGGTCGCAGACCATATAGTTAGTTCCATCTTTGGGGACGTCTTTGGCTGGGATGATGTTGGCATCAGTAAAACGAGGGAATTGGTTGCCAGATACGTTGTCCGCCCAGCCATAGGCGCGGATGCGAGTCTCATACGGCTTCTTGCCAGCCAGTATCTTCTTCAACTGCTCGAAAGGGTTGTAAGGGTTCAACTGGGAGTGGAACCACATGATTGCCGCGCTTCGGCCGTGGCACCGAGCCTTGTAAGGCATCTTACCTGCGGGGGCGCCAGCCACATGGACGCCAGAACCAAGCAGTTCTGCGTCCTTGAACTCGGTGAACTTGCAACCAGAGACGTATTCCTTGACGACAGGACTGTATCCGTGGACAGGCGTAAACGTGACCATCAGTTTGCCCATACGCGTTACGATACGATAGCGAAGCGTCTCAACCCAATCTAAGGGCACAAGTTCGTCGCACCAAATTAGGTCTACCTCGCCACCTTCAATGACTTCGCGCTTCTGCGCATAGTTCATAAAGAAACATTGGCTTTTATTGGGGAGAATGAACGTTCCGTCAGAAAAGCCGTTCTTTTGGGTATACTGGACGTTAGTTACCTTGTTCTTGCGTAGTTCCTTGAACTCGGACGGCAGATACTTGTAGATGACGTTTTGTTGCATCTCGATAGACGATTTGTTCGTGGTGTGCAGGCACCAGACGCGCGCTTCAGGGATGTTGATAAGGGTCTGGACGATACGTTTGGCCGCCCATTCGGTCTTAGACGCGCGATTGCCGCCAAGAACAAGCAGTTCGGCGTTATCTTTGAGTAGTTGGTCGGCTTCTTTCCAATGCGGCAGGTCAAAACCATGCCGATAAGGGTCAAGTTTCTCGGCAAGTATCTTGTCCTCGCGGAGAGTGAGGATTTGCGCCACCTTCTCAGCCCCATACTTCTCGGTCATTCGACGAATGTCGTCGATAGACGGAGCAACCAGCACAGGGTGAGGTGTAGGCGAAAAACTCACGCCTTGTCGTTTTGCTCCATAAACTTCGGGACGTAGCGCATTACCTTGCCCGACATGGCATTGGGACCTTCTTCAAAGTCGCGCGGCGAAATCACAACTCCTTCGTCATTCTGCCAAATAGGCGTGTCATAGTCTCGCTGACTTGCAAGCATTTCTTGAACCTCAGGGCTTGCCGCCGCCTGATAGATTGGCAAGCGTTCCTGAGCAAGAAGGGCTGGGTTTACACCAGTCATTTCGGCTTCCGCATAGATAGCCCTGACAATAGCAGGGTCAATGTTTGAACGGCTGACATAGCCACCATCTTGGGTTGGCATATATCCTGACATTTCAACCACGTCACCGAGCATTGACTTGGCAGAAAGCGCGTTACGCGCAGACATTCCAATACCCTTGATTTCCGTGTTGTAGAGTTGATTGGCCCTCGTAAACATCTGGCCAGTTCGACCAGATAGACCGCCGGGAACTGCATGTTCTACCAGCAATCTTCCAGCCTGCAAGGCGCCCCTGTATTGGGCGTCGCTCATACTGCGTCCGCCAGAGCCTTTCATTGAGCCCACGCGACTCATCATTTCGTTACTATTAGGCTTATTGCCGCCAAAAAAATCAGAAATCTTGGAGCCAGCCTTTTGCATCCATTCGGGCACAGGGGATGCCAATCGGTCAAGCGCTACTGCGTCCGCTGGGTTGCTACCAAAGTCAGGCGGCAACTGCGCGTAAGGGTATTTGCTACGAATAGCCGCCAACTTGTCCTCAATGGTAGGCTCGCGGCGCGCCGCCAAAGGGTAGGGGTATGGACCAATTCCGGGCATAATGCGGTCAGATTACTGACGCTTTTTCAGGCGGTCAATCACCAACGGCCGGGTTTCCGCGGATGGCGGGCCGCCACAAGGCGCTCTCCATCCCGACGCAGGGGAACCTCCATACCGACCACAAAAAAGTCGCTATCACGGACAAGGACCATTTGCGGCTTACCATCGACTTCACATTGGATAAGACGTCGGTTGTTAAACTTGCCCGTAACTTTGCCCGTGGCGCTGAATACTGGTTCTTCTTTGACCGCTTTAGTTTCCTCGGTCTTGAAGCCAATTTCGGCCATCAATTTCTCATAGCCGACGTCAGTCCATTTGACCTCCCACATTTTCTGCGGGCGCTTACTTTCGATGCGGACAAAATCGGTCCCTTCCAAATACTTCTTACGGATGGCTTTGATGGCCTCGCGGCTAAAACCCAGTTTCTCACACAATTCTTTTTCGGTCATGGTTCTATCATCGTCAGGAAAAAGCCCCTAAATGCAACGGCTAAAAAGGCCCCCCATAGAGTTCGGTCACAGCCACATCATTTCCTCTATGGTCAACTCGTCCTCGTCGTCCTCAATCTCGTTTGGGTCTGTCACAGCAAATGGGGCCTCAGGTCGGACTTGAACCGACAACGACCT